GAAGTTGCTCCACTTATAACGTTAGATCCATCAAACTCATTCTGTGTACCAGTAACTTCAGGGAAGATACCATCAACAGCGTTTTGATAGTATTTCAAAACTTTTGTAGTTGCATTCCATGAGATAACTCTTGCCCTAGCAGTAACATTAGTACCACCAACAACACGTGTCTGGGTAATAATTTCATCAGGAACATAGTTACCTTGGAAGGTAGGACTGAAAATAACTGCTTTACAAGCAGAAACTGTCAAATCAGCAATCAACTCTGTAGTACCAAACTTAAGAGGATTGGTGATTAGACCAATACGACGATAATCGTTATCAACAGGGAAGTCACCAGCACCTTCATCATATGAAAGTTTGGCATTAATCATTACTCGGAAAGCACCGAGTTCAACAATTGAATCACTTCCATGACCACCAGGAGGAGGAATGATAACATCCACCTGACCACCAGTACCAGTACCAATACCTGTAATATTGTCAACGCTAATCTTACCAAAGGTATAGCCAGTACCACCAGAAGTAACAGTAGCAGAAATAATCTTACCTCCATCAACAACGATAGAAACACGACCACCAGTGCCGTCACCGTTAATAGCGACATTATCATAAGTACCATTATTATATCCAGATCCAGCAGCATTAATTACAACTGTATCAACTTCACCTTCAACAGCATTTGTTTTAACTGCTGTATTAGTGAATACAGGCATGTAATCATTACTAAAGAATTTGAGAACAGATGCAACAGGAATAGTGTACATATACTTCCATCTATAACTGTCTCCAGTTGTAATAATGGATGTAGAAGTACCAGTAGGTTCAACAGTAGAAGGTTTACCGTTAGGATCACTAGGAGAAGTTCCGTTATAGATGCACTTATAAACTTGATACTGGGAATTTACAACGTAAAAATCAGAATCATATAGTTTAGTAGCACCAGAGGCAGCAGTTTTACTTGGAGAATAGTCTTGACGATACATGTCATAGGTGAAACCTAATCCACCAGTAGTTTGTTCTGGGGAAACCCAGTCAATTCTACGACAAACTTGTACAGTATCAGCAGCGAGTACTCGCTTAAGTGATACCATGTCATCATAAGAACCCGAAAATTCCGAGAATGAATCAACTGCCTGTGGAGGCGAGTTTTCATTATCCCATGCTTGCGGTCTTCCAATGAAAAGATAGACTCTATCACGAGTTGCACCAGCAGCAGTATCGCTTTGGGTTGCATCGGGACCTTCAAGAGCCTTGATGAATTTTTGTGCCGAAAAAATTCTAAATTGATCAGTTAATAGAGCTGCCATTTCCTAGTGACTATTGTCCTCTTGTTTATTTATGCCTATTTCGAGCGAACAATTGCTTGATACTCGATTCTCTTAATTCTGTACGTTGCTCCACCATTACCAACGACCTTTTCACCACCCATAATTGCGTATGCTTTTGCACCCGCACCAGTGGTATCTCCAGCAGCATTAGTAAACGTCACCGTTGGGTGAAGATTGTAAGAACCATCGATAGTTTGTGGAATTCCATATCCACCATTAGTAATAGTAATAGAAGCAACTTGGTCTCCAGCAGCAGTTAATACTGCTGTACCTGTTGCTTGTATATCACCAGTATTCTCAATAGCAATTACTGGTGGTGCTGTATAGTTAGTTCCAGCATCTTGTATATAAAAATCAACTACACTTGAATCGTGAGAGAATTCATACAGATAACCTGCAATACCAACGTTAATATTGCCAGTATTATACGGAATAATATCTTTCAACGTCAAAACTGATGTTACTGGATTCCAAGAAACACAAGTTCCCCTAACACCAGATATATCACCAGTAACGATCTCATCAACACTGAAGTTTTGACCATTACCAACATTAGGATCAAGATAAAGATCTACAAGAGCAGTATGCTCTACACCTTCACTCAATCCACCTGCTGTAGATACTTGAGCATACTTGAATGGAATACTAGCATCTTTAATATTATCACCAACTTGGAATAAGGTAGTATTCTGACCACCTAATGTTTCTTCAATACCATATAATGAATTGAATATACCACCTTCAAGATTAATTTGATTTTCAAATTCCGTACTAGTATTTACCAAATCAGGTATACCATCTCCTGCACCAGAGTTTTCATCATCATCTTCAAATGCTTTATCAGTTAAAGTTCCTATAGGTACTGTTAATGTTGTAATATTACTTCCAACTGCAGTAACAACAACATGTGGAAGTTGTGCTGCAGCAGAACTAGCAGCAACACCAGCATCAAACTGAACAATAGCATCTTCGGTAGAAGGAATACCACCGTCAATAAATGCCAATTCATCAATCTCAAATGTTACTAGAAGTGCTCTAGTTGCAGGATCCCAGTCATATACTTTAGCAACTTTATTACCAGAGTTTTCAACTTTTCTTATAACTCTGTCACCAACATTAAACTTATAAGTTGAATTACCTTGAGCATCATTCTGTCCTGTATCAAGAATAATTCTCTGATCATAGTTAAAGTTTACACCTCTTGTTAAACCAGTAAACTTACCTTCCGATTTAGAAGTGTATGTAATAGTTTCTGTGTTTAGAATAATCTGTCCAGAACCAGGATATGCATCTGTAGAGTCAACATATATGTTTCCTTCACTAGCAGATAGATCCTTAACCAATCCAGTAAGATATATTGGAGAAGCATTTAATGACTGTCTTGCTCTAGTCTTACGTTTAAGATTTACAAGTTTTGTAAAGATAACAGTTGGTGCCGAAGTATAACCTCTACCTGGTTCTGTAACTATAATATTACTAATAGCACCTTGAGAAACTTCAGCAATTGCTTTTGCACCAATACCACCTCCACCAGTAATTAAAATATAAGGAGGTTCCTGATAATATTCACCAGTATCTACTACAGATATAGAAGTAACTCTACCAAGAGTATCAATTGCTGCAGCACCTTGAGCACCTTGTCCACCACCACCTTCAAAGATAAGTGTTGGAGGAGTAGCATATTGTCTACCTGGATTACTTAAAGATAAACCAGTGACAGTTTGAACAATAGGAGATCCTAAAGCACCAGTACCTTGACCACCTAAAATTCTTGCAGTAGCAGGACCAAAATAATTATCTCCAAAAGAGGTCATCTTAACATAAGAAACCTGTCCAGGATTATCTGTACTTAAAACAACCTCACCTGCAGCACCTTCTGGAAAATTATCAGGTGAATCTGGGACAGTATCTCCTTCAAAAATAGGTGTACCAAAGAATTGAGGACCAATAATATAAGGATATACAGGAACACCACCAGAAGTTTGAGTCATAAAATATGCATAAGTTCCATTAGGATATTCAGGAGTTACAGCAAATTTACCATTGTGAGCATCAAGACTACCTACAACACCAATATATTTCCAATTACTTGTAGTACCACTAGTATGAGTAGGTTGTGATCCACCACTACTAATAGCAGCAGTTGCTTCATATATCACATTAGAAGAATTTCTAACAGTTTCATATATCGCATAAGCAGTTGAACTATCCCAAGTAGGAGAATCATCCCAAATATAATCATCTGTTAAATCTCCAAGAGCATATCCATCAACAACACATCTAACTCCATGATCTGCAGTTGTATATGCAAATGTATAAAGTGCTATAGGTGAATCTACAGGAACAGTAATTCTAGTTTCTCTTTGAGCAGCACCGTTAAATGTACTCAAATAAGTGTTATAAGTAACTTCCGAACCATTAATATAGTACTTAATCCCATTACCATCATAAAGTTTTGACGTATCTCCAATAACAACAGGACTTGTTCCATGCCAACCATCTTCTTGTGTAGAAATTAAAAGATTTTGACTAGTATTACTTGCATCATTTTGTTGGAAAATATATGTAGATCCTCTTTCTAATTCCAAAAATGAAGGAGTAGATCCATCAAATAAGAATTTTCCATTAGAAACTGTTACAACATATGTTGTAGTTGATGGAGTTACTACATCAGGTCTAGCACCTGCTAATTCTAATTGGGTTTTATATCTAAATCCAGAGGTTTCTAAAACAACACTACCACCAGCATTATATCCCCAAGGACCATAAATCGGATAACCATCATAAGACATACCAAGAATCTTGGAATGACCATTAACATGTCTTCCATAATCTATGGTAGCAGGATCATTTGCATCACTTTGATAATAATTGGTAACATAATAATCATTAGTTAATGGATCATTATCAATTGTTGAATCAAAACTCATATATCCTTCATCACCCTCATACCCAGACATATATCTGTGATTTTTACAGTAGTAATAAATTCTATTACTTTCATCTGCATTCATTATGAATAATGCTTGATACTCATTTTCATAATCTGTAGCTGGTGCTTCTGTTACACCAGTACTATTATAATAAAGAGTACCACCATTTAATGTACCATCTGCAGTTGTACTAAACTGCATTGGATGTTGCATTGGTGTTTGATTGGAAGAATCACTTTGATTCCAAATAATTAAATAATTTCTCTGAACCTTAATATCTTGTGGTGCAAAATAATATTGTCCAGGAACAAATGGTCCAAATTCCGATGCATCTGCACCAAAATCAATATAAAAAACTCCATTAGTAAGTAATACAGGATCTTGACTTACAGTAAAAGCAAATCCATTTGATCCTAAAAACTTATCATCCTTTGAAAAACTTCCAGTAGTTTGTCTTAAGTAAATTCTTGTAATAGCACCAGTATTATCTCTAACTATTCTCGAAATTTCTCCTTTACCAGTACCAGATATTTCATCTACAAGTCTTCCAATTTCAACATTACCCAATGTTTGATCAACACTAGTAACCTGAAGCATTACATTATCAACTTCAGTTTTTATATTCCAAGTAAATTGTCTTAACTTACCCCAATCAAATACACCGTTAGCATTATCCCATTCAGTAAGAAGTCTACTTGATTGATAATAATAAGTACCACCTTCTATTACAGCGTCTGATGTATTATTGGATTTTACATAACCATGTTTTACAGTATCAATAGAAAATCCTGGATGAGGATTACCATCAGATCCCCATTCTGGAGTGTGTAGCAAACCACCATTTGCCATAATACCAGTAACTTTATCTGGTTGTGCTACTCTTGTAGTAGGATGGGGAACTTCCTTACCACCTCTGTATATAAATTTCTGATTAAAAGTTCTATCATTTAGAGGTCCACCACCAGGAACTCTTTCAGTATCAATAACTGTTGGTTTGGGGTCATTATCAGTTACTATAGTAAGTCTATCAGTTGTACCTTCAAATGTACCACTAGTAGGAGAATTTGGATGTGACTGCCATATTCTATTAATATCAAATGAATTAACTACATTAGGAGTTTCTTGTGAAGGAGTAATTTGAAGACGAAGAGGATCATACCCCGAACCTCTATTCAGAACACGAACATGAGTAATCCTTCCAGAATCAGCATCAATTATTGGATACAATAATGCTTCTGTATCTGGTGTTCCACAACCATTAATAGTCAACCTTGGTGGATCAGCAGGATCATATCCACTACCACCATTTGTTACTTCTACCGCACGAACGCCAAATGTTTCATCAAAAATAGGTTCAATTACGGCACCAGAGCCAGGAACAGTTCTTGCCATTTATATTAAGTTACTACGTTGATTTGACCTTGCATTGCTGCATGGAGTGTACACTGATAATAAAGAGTTGTTGGAGCGTCCATAGGAACAGTCCAATACAATACAGTAGTACCACTACCACTTTGTCCTGTCGTATAAGGAGTACCAGTCAAACCTTGAGTAGACTGAATCCTAAATGGATGAGCACCACCTTGAACGGTATTGTCAAACGCATAAGTGAAACCTCTATGTACATATAGAGTTGGGTCAGCAGTTGCAGAAGCAAATCCAGGACCATTTACAGTATAAGATGAAGCACCATCCGCATTTAATTCCCACCAAGTAATTGGACTACGTACAGGAACCCAATTAGTTCCATTATAAAAGAGCGAATCACCTTGAGTAATACCAGCAACATCAGTATCTGTTAAAGCTGCTAATGTTGTTACCAAAGTACCAGAGAAATTAACTGTTACAGTATCTCCAGAAACTGCTGTAGTAATATTAGTTCCACCAGCAATAGTTAATGTATCTGATTGACTATCTGCTGTTGTAGATCCTGTATCACCAGCAACTGTAGCAAATAAACTAATAGAAGCAATACCAGAATCATCATCTGCTGGAGCCCATTTATTAGCAGTAGAACTCCACTTTAAAACTTGATTATTTGTAGGAGCAGCAGTTGTTGTATCAACATCTGCTAGAAGATCAATTCCAGAATATTGTGTTAAAACTTTTGCTTGTGTATCACCAACACCACCTGCAGTGATATTAATGTTTACATATGGATTATCATCACCATCAACTGTAAAGAAATATCCAGTATATGTTGCTGCAGCAGGAGAAGCAGCAAGAGAAGCATATTCATTCTTATACTTCACTTTTGTTGGTAAATCTATTGTCCCATCTGCACCTTCAAATGTATTAGTAATACCACCATTAGAAATAGTTACATCTCCTGTTCCGTTAGGTGCAATAACAATATTACCATTAGATGTTGAAAGAATAGTATTACCATTAACATCCAATGCTGATGTTAATTGACTATAATCAGACGGTGCAAATGACGAACCATTATATCGTAAAACTTGTCCAGTAGCAGGGTTGGTAACATTAACTGTTAGAGTAGTACCGTTACCTATGGCAGTATACAACTCATTAAAATTGTCATTAATTTTATCGCCACCACCCCGCAGGGTATCCCCCGTGTTGTCGTTAGCAGACGTACCTAAATTTAGAGCCTGTTTTGCCATTATTCGCTACGATTTTTAGTTATTTATGGTGTTAGTTAGGTGGAACTTCCTCTTCCCCATATAGACTTAAGTCAGGGGCAGTCCAATCATCAGGAACTGATGTTTCAACAGCAACAGTTGGATTTTGATATCCAGTTCCTGCAGCACTCATTTCCACACCAGCAACACCGACTAGTGCGTTAATAACGCCTTCAAATCCAGATATAGAGTCAATCCTTACAGTTGGTCTGCTAGTGTATCCAGATCCACCAGAAGTTACCTGTACGGTATTAATAAATCCAGAAGTTATATTTGCTTGTCCTTTAGCATCCTTACCAAATACAGACCCAAGATAATCGAATGTAATCAATGAATTGGAAGATTCAATAACAGCAACTTCTCTGTCTGAAGTCTCACCTTGGATGTCAATAAAGTCACCTGGTTCAACTGGTGGTACAACTTCAGCAGCATCAACGTCTGCTTCAGAACCAACGTAAGAGAATCCAACAAATGTTGATCCTACACGAGGAACTTCAGAGAAGATTATACGTGAACCAACAAGTTCAAAACCAACGCCTGGTTCCTGAATAACACCATTTAGAGAAACAATGATATTGTTTTCTGGACGTATAGTAGAAGACTGAACACCATCAGTTAGTGTTAGTGAATAGAATACGTCATTACGCTTAAGGTTGAAGGACTGACGTAAGGAGTCAAACTCGAATGAAATATCATCCAATTGTCTCATCTTACCTACGTAGAATCCTGTGAAGGATGCACCTAGATCTGGTGCTTCAGTAAACTGAATCTGATTAGAGAACGCTGTATATGCGTTAGTACCACCTGGAGGTTGTAATATACCATTAACAAATATCATCAAATGTCCTGCAGGATCTGGTAAGTAAGAAGTACCATTATCAATCGTTAATGGGAACGTAGTTGTGGTTCCATCAAATCCTTTAAATGCACGTTTGACTCTTGCTTTAAGTATCTGTTTAGAGATAACAGCAGACTTATATCCATCTGGTCCAATAATACCATCTTTAGTATCAAAGACTCCAGCAATACCAGAAAGGAACAATCTCTGATTAACACCAACTGTCTTAATATCTTGAACAGTTGCTGCAGCAGCACCAGCAGTAGCGACTATTGTAGTGATCTGACCATATCCTACAGGATATTGAGTAAGATTGTAGTCACCAACTAAATCACCTTGAGTAAATGTACCTTGATATTCTATACAATAAACATAATTGTTAGCGATATCTACGTCAGTAATAATTGCGTATGTATTAGGATCTTCAGAATTGGTATTATTGATATTACCTGTAACCTTATACAGTTTATTACCAACTTTAAATTGATCAAGACCACTTAATATAACAATTCCAAATCTCTTATATCCAGCAGATGCGATTCTATCACCAACACCAATATCAAGACCTGCATACTTACTTACTTCAAGATATTGTCTAGATGCAGAAGGATATACAACAGAAGTTGTCTCAAATGCACCAAGAAGTGATTCTGTATCGACTGTTAATTTACCACCTGTATTATCAAGTATAGATGCTTCAGTCTTTAAGAATCCTGTAGGAGTTGCAGTAGCACCACTCGTATATCCCTTAAATGGAACATTATCGCTGAAGGTACCCTTAAGATCAATGATATGAATCCTATCCTCAATTGCACTAATTTGTGCAGTTGTTGAGTTTGCAGAACCAAGAATAGTATCTGTAACTGCCCATGTACCAGCAGTAATCTTAACATCTAGGTACTTATAGTTTTCATCAAAATGATAACCATAAACAACACCAGTCTTTGTATTATCTCCTTGTTTCTGAACTGCCTCATTCATAGTGAATGGACCATCAGTAATATCACCATCAATTCTAAATCTTTGATAAACTTGAACAACTTCACCTTCATTAACAGTAATGGATTCTAATTCAGCATATTCATTACTTTGTAGACCATATATGAAGTCAGCAGGTTTTAATCCACCACCAACACCAGCAGGTATTGTTCTAGCACCATAGGTCTTGGATGGAACTGATATACCATTTGCAACTGTAAGATTAGTATAGTAACTATCAAGTGCTAACTGCTTACGAATAATATCTAAACAGTTACGAACAACTCTAGTATATGGTTTAACACTATAGTATGCTGCAGCAGCACTATCATAATACTTGTAGAATCCAGAATTAGGAGCAGGAGAAGTCAAACCATCTTGAAGTGCTTGTGTGATGTAAGTCTGTAATAGATCTAAAGCATATATCTTAATATTATACTCATTATCAGCATAGAAAATCTTACCGTCATTAGATGTATATGGATCTAAAGTACCTCTAGTAAGTTTGGCACCCCATACATATAATCCATCACTACCATTACCAGTATAAGATAGAGAACCAGTAGCATTCTTAACAAATATTTGTGGTCTTAATTCAGAGAAACCATAGGAGAATGTACCAGTTAGATATACTCTATACCATCCATCTCCATAAGGAATAGCACCAAATGCATTGGTAGTAATACCATTTCCTGAATTAAAGATAGAACCGCTAGTTCCATCATTCAAATTAAGATCAAAGAATGCTTCCTGAACACCAGCAGTACCTAAATCTAGACCAATTTGGAAACGTACATAACTGTATTCACCCTTCTTAATGAATGTTGAATATGTGAATTGCTGTGTATTATCTTCTACACTTATAGCACCAGTGTCAAATGTTTCATTAGTAGAGTCAAATTTAACACCATCAGTATCAAAAGTTTCGTAGGCACTTAAGTTAAAGTTTCTGTATATTATATGCTCTCCAGCAACTGCAGTAGATGCTAGTTTTTCAGCAGTAAGGGTTCCATCAGGTGCAGTAAATGCATCATCAAGAATTAGTGCTTCTGTACCAGTCCAATCAGGAGTAAAGTTCTCTGGATTAGTAAAGAGGTTAGCACCAGATATTTGACCTTGGATATTAGAAGTTATATTTCTTGCATTAGCAAGTGTTCTAACATTTCCTGGAGCAGTAAACCAATCATAACCAAATGCAATACCATTAGCATTAATATTTGCTCTTGCATTAGAAGTTTGACCAACTAAATCATCGCCACCTCTCCATGCAGTTCCTGTAACAGGACCACATACAAAGAAATTAGTTTCACCATTAAATTCCAATACTGTTGCATATCCACCACCACTAGAATTAACTTGCTCACCAGCAACAAAATTACCAACTACATTATTAACTGTAATCTCATATCCTGTAGTTCTATTATTAACATCAGTTGTGATAGCATCATGACAGATGTCAAGAATAATTTGATCTATGAAAGTATTATAAGTCCAAGATCCAGAACCAAACTGTGAATTAACAATTGTCTGAATTTCTTCTTTATAGTAGTTCTTATTATAGAAGAGATTTGCAGCAGCACTTCTAGCAGATTTAGTTCCAGGTGAAAGAATACCGAGTGCAATATCAACTAGATCTTCTAATCTCTTAACAACATTAGCAATAGCAGTTGGAGATTCAGTATCTCTATATGCAGTTCTCATACTATGCTGTAATTGATATTGATCACCAGTTACAGATTCGTCATTTGAATATAATTTATTTTCTAATGCAGACTTACCTAAAGTCTTAATCTGCTCTATAGCATATAGTGTTGCTAGTAACTCATTTTCAACTTGAGTAATTTGTTTATTTGCATCAAGATATTTTTCTATAGCATCAATAGTACTAAATGTACCACCAGTCTGTAAATCAGAAATAATACCCAACATAATCAACTTAAGGTCTCTCTGACATGTACCTTCACCAGTTGCTTGTCCACCAGTAGAAGGATATGAGAAGAGAGTGTAATTTGCTGCATTTAATGTGATTGTAAAGTTAGCAGTTACAAGACCAGTGATTTCTTCTGCAATAGTTGCTCTATTGAAATATAATCTATCAGCACCAATAGCATAATCGTTATCAGTAGGAACAATAATACTGTTAACACCAGCAACTAAATTATCAATAGCAGTCTTAACATTTGCACATCCACCACCATCTTGAGTAATATCCCAATCACCAAATATAATCTTATCAGTATTGGTATTATCAAGATCACCAGTTACTGCTTGCTTCATATAATGTGCAAGACGTAAGTGAGCATAAATTGACTGGAATACTTGTAATCTAACATGTAGAAGAACATTATCAGTTCCAAGATAGAATTGAGCAACATTAATTGTATTAAAGTTACCACCATCTTCTAGATCTTTACAGAATTCTTCAAGAATTAGAGAAAGGTCAGTCTTACATTGTAACGTACCTGCATCACTACCACCTACGTTTCTAGGCATTTCAGTATTAAGATCTGGATACCTAGTAAGCATATCGTAAGATGCTTTATCTACAATAGGACCAGCATTTTGACGAATTAAATTAGCAGCATCACGGTATCTGTACTGTGTATCTGCATCAATCTGATTAGTATAGATGATATCATTTGCAGCATCGTGATATGAAACTGGGAATGGAACTTCCTGATAAGCACCAACTTTACCACCAAGGAATGCATAAGCAGGTGTACGTCTAACAAGAGTACCAAGATGATCTACAGGAGTAGGTAGATTAGCACTAGTTAATGTATCTGTAAGAATATTAATTAAGTTTTCACAACTTGTTTGTACATCTGTGCAATCTTCATGATTCTGATAATCCAAAACAACAACTCCATCAGATGCTGCAGTAACATAAGTATGTTGTCTAAGAACTCTCTTAACAGCACCAGGATTAGCACTTACGAATGTATGTGTTTCTTGTGGTTTATATTGTACACAGTTAGAAACAGCACTTACAAATGTATGTGTATAATCACCACCAGTACTTACAACTGCTCTCTTAATAGCATTTGCAGCAATAGCAGTACAAGTATGTGCAAATATATTAGTTGAAGGTACAGAATCTAAAACTTGTACATCAAATGTATTTGTAGCTACGTTGGATATTGCCAACCATTTCTTACTTACAGGATCAGTTGCTCTTGGATACTTATGAGTAGTAGCATTATTGTCTAGACCACAAGTAAAGGATAGAGATTCATCTGCAATTTGAATATGCTCACCATTGATAAATCCATGTCCATTCAAAGTAAATGTAATAATACCTGTTGTTGGATTATAAGCAACGGAAGTTGGAGTATATGTGTTATTAGCATTCTGGAAAGTATGTGCAGTAGTGTTAGATGATGTTCCAACATTTACAGTAATAGAGTTACCAGTTACTGCAGTAATAGCAACAGCATCGTTATATGCTGGATCATCAGCAGTTGCACCACCTTGACCATTTGCACGAGGATAAGTCTTATCACCAGCACCAGCACCACACTGATATACTAATGAATTATTTGCAATTCTTATACTTGTACCAACAGCAAGATTGTGATTACCGATAGTTAAAGTTAAAACACCAGAAGAAGGATCGTATGTAGAACCAGAAACATCATATCCCTTAATTGGAGATTTACCAACGTTAACTGTAATTACACCAGTCTGCTTACGTAAACCATTAGCAACAGCAGATTTGAATATATGTGCAGAAGTATCTGGTGATATTCCAACATTAACTTCAAAAGTATTTGTTGCAACGTTAGAAACAATTAACCATCTTCCACTTGGATAATCACTTGAACGAGGATATGCATGATCAGTAGTACTACCATCTAATGCACATCTCATTGTAAGAGATCCATCAACAACCTGTACATAATCACCATTAGAGAATCCATGACCAGTAATTGTAAATTGCATTACACCAGTACCAGGTGTATATGATGCACCTTCTACTGTATGTGAAGTATATCCAACATCTGTAACAGGAATAGACTTAAGACCACCATAAGGGTCAGATGCACGAGGATAATCCTTATTAGAAGATCCTCCATCCATTGTACAATTGAATTTTAATCCACTATTTGCAATAGTGATATTTGATCCAACACGAATACCATGTTGACCAATAGTTAATGTCATATCTCCAGTCTCTGCATCATAAGTTGCTGCAGAAGGAGTAAACTGTGCATTTGCTTGAGCAGCACCAACATTAACTGTAATGGTTCTATCTTCATCAGCAACACCTTGTCCTGAAGATACAGCAGTAATATCAAGTACTCTATTAGAAGCACGTGTATCATGATTTGGACGTGGATATGTCTTTGTAGATTGATTGTTATCCATTGTACATGTGAATGCCAATGAATTATCATCAATAGTAACTTTATCAGAAGTAGTTAATTCATGACCAGGAATCTTCAGAACCATATTTCCATTTGAAGGATCATATGTCACTTCAGTTGGAGTATAAGGAGTATTAACAAGATTACCAAGAGATTTACCAACATTTACAGTAAATGTATTGGTATCATACTTATAAACTTTCAATGCAGAATTATAAGCAGGATCAGTCTTACGAGGATATGTGTGATTAGTAGCATTACCATCCATTGCACAAGTGAATGTCAATGCATTTTCATTAAGTTTAATAGCAACACCTTCCTTATGGATAGCATTTGCTACAGCAGATCTAAAGGTGTGAGTGTAATTACCACCTGTCATAACGACACCTCTAGTAATACCACCAGTACTTGCAGATACAAATGTATGAGCATCAGTATTTGTGGAAGGTGTAGTTGCTAGAACTTGAACAGTGAAATTGTTAGCATCTACAACGGTAACAGTAATCCACTTACCACTTACAGGATCACTTGGTCTTGGATAAGATTTTTGTGCAGCAGCACCAGAAGCACCACCAAAACCGCAACTGAATACTAAAGAATTATCAGCAAGTTTGATAACATCACCTGTTTCCATTCCATGTCCATTAGATGTGATTTGCATTACACCTGTAGTTGGGTTATATGTAGCAGTTGATGCTGTTAAATTGGTTGCAGGAACGAATGTGTGTGCATAAGTACCACCAGCAATAATTGCATTAGATTTTGCTCTTACAAATGCATGAGTAGTAGTGTTAGAAGATGTTCCAACATCTATAGTAATTGTTCCGTCTTGAACCTTAATATTGTTAGATGATGTACCACCATTATAGGTGTGTGCATTATTACCAAAGACAGTCTTTCCAACAAATATATCGAAGGTATTAGTCTGACTATTTGTAATAGGAATGAATCTCTCACTAACTGGATCAGTAGCACGAGGATATGTCTTGGTAGCATTATTACCATCAAAAGTACATGTGAATGATAATGAATCAGCAACCAATCTTACACAATCATTTGCTTTCTTAAGTCCACTTGCAACAGAAGATATGTAAACATGCTGACTTAAATCTTGAGATTTACTTACATTAATATCAAATGTATTTGTAGTTACTCCAGAGATTGTCAACCACTTATCAGCAACTGGATCAGTAGCACGAGGATATGTATGATCTGTAGCATAATTATCCTTGGCACATCTGAATTTCAGCATGTTAGCATCAAGTCTAACCCTATCACCATTATTCCATCCATGAGAAGCAACTGTTAGTGTTAGTTTTCCTGTTAATGGAGTATATGCAGCATCTGTTACTGTATGAGAAGTTGCTCCAGTTAAATTATGACCATTACTGGTAAGTGTTAAAATACCTGTGGTAGGTGTGTAAGTTGCACCAGTTGTAGATTTATTTGTTGTACCAGCAGTAATAGAAACAGCAGTATCATATGAACTATCTCGTTTCTGACTAATAGCATTAGTTACACCAGATACAAA